GTCAAAGTAGCCCCACTTCATGTCGGGCCAGACCTGATCAATGAAGCTCTTCACGTCCGCCTCCGTCAGGGCAAAGTAGCCCGTCTGGAAGTAGGAGTTCATGGCCACGCCGTCGGCGTCCTTGGACGTCTCGTGCTGGTAGAGGTACTGGTTGAGCCCGGCGCCAATGGGCGGCCCAAGCACAGACTCATTGATCCACGCCGAGCGCGACACATACGGATTGGCGGCAGAGTTAGACCCGTAGTCCCACTGGTCCAAGTTGATATTATATTTGACGTATCCCTCGTTTTCCCCGCCATTCCCGTAGGTGGGGAAGTACCAAGTGATTTCGCCGAAGCGGGAGTTTGGAGCAATCCTGATGCGGTCGAGGTTGGTCGTGTCGAGGTCCTGAAAGACAACGTCCCAGATCGGGCAGCGAATCGGCTCGACGCCATTGCCCGCGAGCCGGTAGAATTGGCTCTGCCCCATCCAGTAGACGACACCATTCATGGACCCGGCGGCCTTGCGCCCTATGAGGCCGCAGCCCGTGCCCAACTCGTTGAATTGGTAGACGTAGGGCGGCCCAACATACTGCATGGCCCAGATGCCCAAGTCAGTCCACAGGAGGCCCTGCTGCGGCCCCTGAATACACTGAACAAGGCGGGAGCCTTTGGGTATGCGGTAGCTGCCCGCCTGATTGGTGAGGCTGGCGGTCCAGTCGTCGTAGTTGTTAACGTCGCACCAGCGGACCAGCAGGGGATCAGAGATCCCCGTAAATGTCGAGCCCCACGCAATGATCTGGCGCTGTGGCATGGCGACGAACATGCCCTGATTGACCGTGGGCGCGGCCACAATCACGTTGGCGACCGCCGTGCCCGTCGTCGGATCCCACGAATAGATCGGCCCGCCCAGCGGGTTGGCGATGAGGATTTGGCCCCAGTTGTCCAATGTCCAGTCGGTGGCGTTGATCGGAACGCCCCGGTAGCTGGTGGGGACAATGCCACCGTAACCGTAAAATCCGTAGCCTGCCTCGCCATAGCCAGCGCCGGGCGGGTATGTGCCAACGCCGTTGCGGTAGACGAAGTGAACCTGCCCGCCGTTCATTGAGCCGCTGGTGCTGGATGTCGCGGAATTGGACGCCGCAATGACGAAGACGTTGCCGCTGGTCACGCTGATGACGGCGTAGTTGCCGTATATGGTGACGCCGCCGACTGTCGTCGCGACCAGTGCCGTGAACGTGTCCCCGGCCAGATACCCGTGATTGTTCAGGGTGACTGAGACTGAGTTGACGCCATTGGCCGTGGTGAATGACGGCACGGCCCCGCCGTTGGCGACAGTCGATGTCGCGGCGGTGGCCGCGTAAATTGTGTATTGGTTGGCGTTCAGGGTCGGATTAGACACCTGATATTGCCCGAACAGGACAATGCCGCCGACGCTGACTTGTGTCTGTATATCAACAGCATAGTAGTCGTTGGTATTGCTGGCCGTGTCCACGATGACGACGGCAGTGCTGCCGGACGTGGTGCTGAAATTGACGGCCTCGTTGGCCGTTATCTGCTCGGGCGTAATGTCTTGGCTGCCGCCTGACACAATGACGCCGAGGGAGTTGCCCGCGCCGGTGATCGTGCCGCCGGAGACGTAGGCGGTCGTCGTGGCGTTGGCGTATGAGACGCTGGTTGATGTGGCAGCCGTGACCACATAGGTCCCGTTGTAGCCGTTCGGGTTTATGCTGCCGACGAGAATGGCGGAATTGACTGTGAAGACAAACGGGCCGGTGAAGGTCAGGGTTGCCGTCGTCCCATTTCCGCTGGCGCCGGTCACAACAATTGGCGCAAGTCCGTCGGCGCCGACAGCCAAATAGGAGTTGGCGTTGGTGTCTTCCCACGCCCACAAGCACCGGACAGTGGAGCCGATCTGGCCCGCGTAGAACTTTGTCCAGCCGCCCAGCTTCTGCACCAAGCCACCAAGCGTCCGGTCGGGAATGAACCGGATGAGCTGGCTCTGCGAGATGGCGGCCTCGTTGAGGGCGGGTGTCTTGTTGACATCCACGCCGGGCATAAGTTTGAGCGCGCTGTGGGGCATGGATTACCCCCTCGTCGGGGTGGCGACGGTGGCGGGGCTCTGCGAGGACCACCCGGCGGCGTCGAACTTCTTGCGGGCCTCCTCGACGATGGCGCTCTTGAGGAGGGCCTGATACTGGCTCTCGTAGGTGATGGCCATCTGCGGGTCGTCATTCAGGCGCCCGAAGTTGCGCTGGTACGCAGAAATGTAAATCATCGAGGCCATGATGAAGACGTCTGGCAGGTAGAGGCTGATAAACGTCGAAGTGTTTGTTGCCGAGAGGCTGTTGGGCCGGTAGGTGCCGACGACCTCGACCGGGTAGGCCTGATCTGGCACGGGGCCGACGAAGAACAGCGTCTCATTGAAGGGCACGAAGTACTGGGGCTGCCCGCGATTGGCGGTAAAAGATGACCCGTAGACGGCGTCAAGGAACTCCTTCGTCGTGGGAAGGAGGGGAATGCGGGCGCACAAATCTGGGTTATTGGTGGTGGATGCGTTGCTGCTTCCGTCAATTGTTCCGGCGGTGGTCATGCTGCCAGTGGTTGTTCTGGCGTATGACACAGACCCCGCCGACGAGCTGGTTACGGTGTAAGTCCCATTGTACCCTGCGGGGACCATTCCAGCCACAGTGATCGTCTGCCCGGCGGAGAACGCATAGGTGCTGGAATATGTGAGAGTGGCAGTAGTCCCATTGCCAGAAGCGGCTGTAACATCCAGAACTGGCGGCCCCGTCAAGAGATTGATCTGTTCGCTGACGACGAACGTACCCGACGCCGCATCCGAATTTGACGCCAAGTTGATGTTGAAGGACAGGTTCCTACTTCCAGCAGTCAGGACGAAGCTGGCGCCGTGCAGGGACGTGGAGGTAAACATGAAGTCAATGTCACGGTACATCCGGTTTTCGGCGTAAGTGATCATCTGGGGTAGGATCGTGACGAACGCAGGATCAGTCTCCGCCACGACAGCCATCGTGGCGATTTGGGTGACGTACTGCGAATATGTGAGGCCTGTGGTCATGACTAACCCCGTGATCCGCCCTTTATACCACTGACGGTCTGTTTACGCCATGCCAGAGGCTTTGTCCTTGACCTCGGCCACGCGGCGGCTCCAGCCCTTGCCAAACGTCTCGAATGTCGGCAGGCGCTTGAGAAAATCAAGGCGCATGTCGCAGAGGGCGTCAACCATCTGCTCGGGGTCGCACTCCCTGATGGCGCCCATGGACTTGGGTCCAAGGACGCCGTCCGCCGTGACGCCAGCAATTGTCTGCAAAAACTTTGTTGCTCTGCCCACGCCGGAGTTTACCGCCAAGTCGTAGGCGGCATAGTCCACGCCGTTGGGGAGTTGGTCTCCCTTGATCTTGTCCCAATACATGGCCTTGTAGAAAGGCTTCACCACCTCGGGCGTAAGCTTTCGCATAAAAGCCTCGTCCACGGGCTTGCCAACGTAGCCCTCCCAAGCCGCCTTTGTGACGCCCAAATTGGTCATGCCACCCGGATCTTTCGGATGGTTCACAAATCCACCCTCGTGCTTCAAGACGGCGGCGAAGCTGTCATCCCAGTTCTCTTGCATGTCACTTGTCCTTTGAGGCAAGTAGGTCGTTCTTGGCCTTGGAGCCAGCGGACGAGCCGTAATAGAAGTTGACCACGCCGGTCCACGCCGTCCCCAGAGCGCCCAACATCATCAGGAGCGCCTCCGTGCCCGTCTTTGGCATTCCATTGAGGAGCATCCAGATCAGGATGCCAAAGAAACCCAGCGTAATGACGATGGCGAGGACCTTGGGAACCCAGTCCTTTGTCTCACGCTGCATCTGCCGGGCGCTGTCTCGGTCACCGGCGGAGATGCGCTCAAGGTCGATGTCGAGCGACTTCATTTGCACCTTGAAGTCGGCGTCAATCTTCTTGATGGCGGCAAGCTGGTCAGGCGTTGCCACGGCCATGGCCGCAGAGATCTGCTCCTCGGTGCCGTCCTCATGCCCGAAGAGGGCATTGGACAGGGTCTTGACGGCAACGCCAGCCAAGGGGCCGCCAAGCGCCGTTGCGATAGATGGGGCCAGTTGACCAAGTAGGGGGCCAAATTGCTTCAGTAAGTCCATTTTATTTGCCCTTTTCAAGCAGAGTGATGCGCTTGTCGAGCGCGGCGATTAGTTGTGCCATGTCAAAGCGGATGGCGGCGCGGGCCTGCGCGGCGTCAGCCACCATGTCCATACGGCTCTTTTCAATGGCGGCCATTGAGCGTTCACGGTCCAAAGTCATTGCGGCGCGGGCCAAGGCGCTTT